GGCAGCCACCACGCCAATCGAGTCGGCCGTCGACTGAGCGGTTGCGTTGACTGCGCGCTCGGAGACACCGATCGAGTCGGCGGTGGACTGGGCGGTCACGTTGACGGTGCGCTCGCTGACGCCCACGGAAGCCGCGACGCTGTCAGCGGCCGCCGCAACCACCCCCGTGCTGTCGGCGGTCGACTGAGCCGTGGCGTTCACGGCCCGTTCGCTCACGCCGATCGAATCGGCCACGCTCTGCGAGGTTGCGTTGACCGTCCGCTCCGAGACGCCAACCGAGTCCGCCGTCGAGTCGGCGGTCCGGGTCGACTCGACCTGGGTGCCGACCGAGGCGACCTGGGTCCCGACCGAGGTGACGGCCGCGGACGTGTCCGAGCCGGTCCCGGTCGCGTTGGACGCGAACTCGACAGCCGCCCCGACGTCCACTGCGCTCAGGGTCTCGAAGGCCTGCGCAAGCGCGGTGTGCGCCCGGCAGTTCGTGACGAGACCCTGGTCCACCCGGGCGCCGAGGAATACAGGTCCCACGCTCGCGTCTGTGTTGTTCGTGCCGTCCCAAGCGTCGTCGGCCGCGGTGCCGTCGCCGTTGGCCTCCACGAACTTGCAGTGGTCGATCACCAGGCCGGTCAGGGTCCCGGTGCTGGTCGGGTCGGAGTAGACCCCGAACGCCGTTGCTCGACCGATCCAGAACTCGCAACGCTGGATCGACGGCCCGATCGCGAACTTGCCGCTGGCGATCGGCATGATGATCCCGCGGTGGCAGTCCCGGAAGACGCAGTCCTCGACGATCGCGTCCTCGATCCCGTCGGTGAACTCGATGCCGTAGTTCTCCCAGGCCGAGGACAGGTCGGTGTAGTCGAAGGAGCAGTTGCGGACCACGAGCCGGTCGGCGTCCTCGGTCGTCAGGACCCCGGCCGTCGTCGACCCGGCCCCCACGTCTCGCTGAAGGCGGAGGCCCTCGATGTGGACGTCGGCCGCCGAGACGGTGATCAGGTCCAGTGTGCTGGGCCCGTCGATCGTGTAGCCGCTCTCGGGGTTCCGGGCCGGACAGTAGATCTTCGTCGTCGCGGTCGCAACGGCCAAGGTCTCGGTGATGGACTCGGAGCCGCCCGGGTTGCAGACGATCGTGTCCCCGGCCTCCCCCAGCTCGAGCGCCCGGGCGATCGTCTGGAGGGGGTGGCGCGGGTCGTCTCCGTCGTTGCCGTCGGTGCCGTCGTCCGAGTCGACGAACAGGAGATTCCCGGTCGGGTAGCCGTGCGCCGACGCGCCCATCTTCTCCTGATGGATCAGGCTGGACTGCTTGAGTTCTGCCATGGTCGCCTCCCTACGGGGCCGTGGAGCCGTCGAGGTTTTGGACCACGTAGACGTAGTCCCGGGCACCCACCCAGACGTCCCACGCGATCCTGGACGTGTAGCCGATCCTCGCGTTGAGGTAGTTCCCGGCGTTGCCCGGATTCATTCCGGTGACGGTGATGATCTCGGGCCGGAGGCCCCACTTGCGAACGTATTGGAGCTGCGGGGCACCGAAGAGCCAGGTGGACACGTTGATCAGGTCGTCGATGTACGGCGACGTGATCGGCAGGGGCTTGAACTGCCCGAGCGGCCCCCAGCGGTTGTGCTCGCCGACGCTGGCCGGGACGTCCTCACTGTGCAGGATCCGCAGGACCTTGTCGAGGAGGGCGTCCGGGAAGACGATCCGGTACTGGCTCCGGTCGATCAGGAGCGGCTTGCCCCTGTGGTTCTTCATGCTCGTGAGGCGCTTGCGAGCGTTCTCGAGGTCCGACTCGTCGGCGAAGGCGTTGTTTTCGTACCGGTTGCCGGTCGACGGGAGGCGATTGAAGGTCCCCGTGCCAGTCGTCCGGTAGATCGCCGCCGGCCCGCCCTTGTCGCGGAAGACGTAGGGCTCCTTCGGAGTCGTCGCCGAGCCGTCCTTGTCGAAGACGAGCTTGATCGTCAGCTCCTCGATCAGCTCCGCGGCGATCGTGCCGAGGGCGTCGAGCCTGGTCACGATCCCGGGAATGTCGTTCTGGTCGATCAACTTCTGCGAGATCCGGGTGATCCGCCCGTTGTGCTTCGAGAGGACCTGGTACTTCAGCTCCCCGCCACCAACCTCGGAGTAGTCCTCGCCCTCACTCTTCCGCTCGACCGCGTTGTCGTGGACCACAACGTCGGGGATCGTCGAGACCTCCTTGACGTCGTCGAGCTCCGACACGAGCTCCTGGCCGATCGTCGGAACGGCCAGGTAGGCCTCGTTGACCATCGCGAAGTTCATGTTGCTGATCGCGGCGGGGAAGGCCGACGACAGGACCGCGCGGGTCTGCGTCGGGATCTCGAGCCGCACCTCCGCGCCCTCGAACGCCTCCTGCACATGCTTGATGTTCCGCACGGTGCGCCAGTGGAGCCGGTCGCTGTCGTGGTCCAGGCGGAACTGCTTCGCCTTCTCCGTGCTGGCGGTCATGTTCTGGATCAGGCCGGCTCCCTCCTCGGGAGTCGACGCCTGGAGCTTGTTCCGCATGGCGGAGATGTCGAGGCGCTCGGTGACGACCTGCGCTCCCGACTGCCGGATCCCACGCTTCTCGGTGGTCTTCATCATGGTGGTGTTCTCCTTACGCCCGGTGCAGGGCGGCGAAGTAGGAGCTGGCTCGACGGAACGAGACGAGCGCCTGGGAGGTGGAGCGGATCGTGGTCCCCATGTCGGGGCCCGCGTCGTCGGTCAGGTGGCCCTGCATGTTGGGATAGTGGTCGTGCCCGACGATCGCGGCGATGACGTTCGAACCTGCGGTGATCGTCAGGAAGGACGCCCCCGAGCTCGAGTAGTAGAGCCCCGTCCCGATCGCATTGGCGCCTGCAGCCGCCAAGTCGAAGCGGAAGACGTCGAGGGGGCGCGGGACCAGGAGCGGGTAGTAGCCGAGCCGGTCGCTGGCGCTCTTGTCATTCGCGGCCACGGCCAGGTCGGCGTTCGCGCTGAAGTCCGAGTTGATCGGCACCCACTCCGTGTTGCCGTTGCCGGTGAGTTCGACGATCTCGCCGGACTTCTGCTGGGTCGCTGCTGCGACCAGGCCAGGAACGACGTACGGCTTCCGGTCGCCGCCTCGGTGACCCACCCAGTTCGCGTAATCAGGGGTTGGCATTGGTTCTCCTTACAGCTCCGAGATGGAGCGTGCGAGAAGGCCCGTGGCCTCCCGCTTGGTCTCCGGGGTTGTGGTTTCAGTGTTGTCTTCCTTGGGCGGTTCCTCGGACGTCGCGCCGGGGGCAGGGGTGCCGACCGCGGCCAGCTCCTTCGCGCGCTCCTGCAGGAGGAGCTCCCGGACCTTCTCCGCCTTGATGTCGGGATCGCCCATGACGATCTCCTGGGCTCGATCCCACAAGGCGTCCGGGCACCAGGCGCGCACCTCGGCTTTGACGGCGTCGATCCGCTGCGCGCGGGTGTCATCGACCCGCTTCTTGGCCTCGGTCTCGAAGGCGTCCTTGGGGTCGGCCGGGGGCGGATCCGCCTTGGGCTTGGGGGTTGGCGCGGTGTCCTTCGTCTCGGCGTCCGGGTACTCCACCGGCTCCTCCTTGTTGATTGCACGTGTGTAGATCTCGCGCCGGAGCGCGTCCTGGTCGGCAGGGATCGGGACGTTGCTGATCTCGAGTAGTTCCCACTCGGGGACGACGATCGCCGGGCCCTGAATCCTGGATTCGCCCTCGCCGTCCGCCTCGCCGGCCTTGATCTCAAGCACCTTCTTCGGCTCGTAGCCGACCGAAACGGCGCGAAGGTGGCCCTCGCAAACCAACGTCCAGGCCCGCTCTCCCTCCTCGGTGGTCGAGTAGGTGATCTTGCAGCGGAGCTGGCGCCCCACCACCTCGACGCTGGCGCTCCCGAGAATCCTGGCGATCGAGTCGTGCGCCATGTGCGTGTCTAGGACCACCGGGTTCGCCTGGTAGCGGGACAGGCGCACCCCAGACATGCGGAGGACCTCGGGTCCCATCCACGTCTCGACCGGTGCTTCGGTCGACGCAACGAACTCGGCTGTCCGATTCTCCTCGTCGAGGCCTCGGACATGGACCGGCAGGGAGCGGTAGAGCATCTTCATGCGGCCTCTGCTTCCGGCTCTTCGGGAGCCGGGGGCTCCTCGAGGGAGGGAGGAGCCCCCGGGTTTCCGGGAGGCACTTGCACGGGCTCTGGGGCAGTGGGCTCAAAGGCCTCGGCTGCGTTGAGCATCTTCTCGACCTCCTCGCGAGAGAAGGTCGGGAAGGCCTTGAGGACCAGGAGGATCGCAGCCTCGGCTGGCAGCAGGCCGGCGGAGACGTCCTTGACGATCAGGGCCAGCGCCGTCACCTGGGCGCCGTTCATGGCGGTGTCCTGAACCGGCTCGTCCTCGGGGAGTTCCTCGGCCCCACCCTCGAGCATGGTCAGCTCGGGAACGCCCTCGACCGGCTCCTCCTCGGCCACAAGCGGAGCGAGTCCTGCCTTTGATCGCTCCTCGGCCTCAAAGACTTCCTCTGCGACCAGCTGCCGAGTGACGTCCTTCCAGTCCTTGCCGAGCTTGGCGCACTCCGCCTTTCTGGTCGTGAGCTTCAGAGCGAGCTGCTTCTCGATCGCCTCAGCCTCAGTCTTCGGATCGACCCAGCCTTCCGAGTCGCCCATGAACGACACTGCGTCGAAGTCTTCCCTGGCCATGCCACGCAACCGAGCTTCGCCACGGAGTTGCTCGTGCAGTAGAGCCTCGGTCCGCATCCAGGCGAGGAGCCCGCAGAGCTCGATGCGCTCGATCAGCGTCGCCGGCCGGTCGTCGAGCTTCTGGGTGCGGGCGCTGCTGTAGCTCGCGTTGCCCCAGTAGCGCAGGACCGACTCCGGGCCCCAACCGATCGCGGCCCCGATCCTCTGAGCGAGGAGCAGGATCAGGGGCCCAATGTCCGGCACCCGCCCGGGGAGGAGGTTCTCGACCTTCTCGCCGGGGAAGAGCTTCATGATCATGCCGGGGATCAGGTTCTGATTGAGGACGTAGCCGTACTTCTGCGCGGTTAGGTCCCAGACGTCCGCCACGTCCTCGCTCGACGTGATGAACGCGGCGAGGCATGCGCTGACCTGTGTCTTCTTCAGGTAGGCGACGATCAGCAGGTCGAGGTCGCGAAGGTCCTGGGTGATCGCGTGAAGGAGCGGAACGCCTCGGCTCTGTCCTGGCCGGTACGCTCCACGCTTGCTGTGGAAGACCTGGTCCTCTGCGACCCGGAGGATGTTCTGAGAGTTCTGGGGAACCGGCGTTGGGCGCTTGCCCTTGAGCATCGGAAGCGACGTGTCGCCCGGATGCCACTTGGCGATGTGGTACGCGACCACCAGCCCGTTGCGGTCCCGCTCGATCCCGTCGCGGATCTGTCCGTTCTCGTCCTTCGGCAGGGCGTCCATGGGAGTAAGGAGACGGTCGGCCTCGATCACCTCGAATTTGAGTGGTTCACCTGGGCCGTAGATCGTCTTCTTGACGAGGATCTCCCCGTCCTCGTCCCGCTTGCCCTGCAGAAGGCGCTGGAGCCCGCCCCAGGACTTCTTCTCCGCCGGGGCGAGGTCCTTCGACAGCTCGGCGAAGACCTCCTCGATCGCGTCGTCCCGGTCCGAATCCTTGGTCTGAGACTGCGCGGTCAGTTCGGTGGTGACGACCCGGCGGGTCCGGTTCTTGAGCAGGCCCGAGCCGAGCGGGTCGTCCCGCTTCAAGATCCTCGACCGGTTCCGCATCCTCGGGAGGTGGAGGAGGAGTTCGGCGTCCGCGCTCTTCGGGTAGCCGTCGTGTCGCCAGGGCGTGCTGGTGTCCGTGGTCTCGGCGCTCTTGTAGCCCCTAGCCCCCATGGCCGCGAGGACGCCGCCCTTGTACTCGGCGTCGCTCTCCATGAGACGCCAGTGGCGGCGGAGGAACGCGCGTCGCGGCGCCACGAGCGAGTAGGCGCGGTCAACCGCCCTGGCCCACCAGGCGTCAGCAGCCACGGTAAGCCGGCCTGGTGCTGACCATGCGGCGCCCGCTGCTGCGGGTGGCCGCCTCCTTGGCCTTCTCGATCCCCTCGAAGAGCCGAGACGGGTCGGGGTACTTGACCTTTGACGAGTCGATCGAGGCTTCCGGGATCGCGTAGAACTCGACCTGGTAGATGGCGGCTTGGGCGGAAGCCGCTGCCCAGTCGCTCGCGAGGATCGCTGCCTTGTATGCGTCGCGGGCGGTTTCGAGATCTGCTACTGCCACGCCAGTAGGAATAGCAGAGCGTTGACCGAGATCCTTGGACTTGCGTTACCGCCAGTAATTACTGTGACGTGGTGGAACCGCCGGTTGGGGTCTCGCGCAGGCCCATCTTGGGCCGCTCCCGCTGTAGGTCAGTCATCGAACCCGTGCCTCCGCAACACGTCGCGGACGTCGTCGCTCGACGTCGCGAACTTGTAGAGCCCGGACCGCCGGCAGTAGACGAGCTGCATCTCCCAGAGCTTGACCAGGCCCATCCGCTCGGCGTCGATCAGGCACGTCGAGCAGGTCACGTGCTCGAGAGGTCCCCAGCGAACGGCGCACGCAACGTCTCCGCACGCTGTCGCGTTGATCGCCATGCCCCGGCCGAGCACGGGGGCCCCGGCCGTCACCAGGTGCCAGCGGTCGTGGACGAGCTCGTCGACGCCCAGGAGCCAGCGGCGAGCGCCGGACAGCGAGAGCAGGCGGGCGTGCTTGTTCTGCTCAAAGAGGCTGGGACGGATCTCGAGATTCAATCGGCACCTCCTCCCGAATCCCCATCACCAGGACCGTGAGCTTGCGCACCAGGTCCTCGAGTTCGTCTTGTCGTCGGTGCTGGGCCCGGAGCGTCTCCATGATCTTCGTGCTGTGCTCGTTGTGGGCAATCAGCTGCTTTCGCAACTTGCTGAGTTGGAGGGCCAGGGGATTGTTCTTGCTCATAGGAACTGGCTCCCCAGGAAGTAGTCATCGACCTGCTCGTCCCTCCAGCGGGTCGACATGAACTCCTCGTCGACAGCCACAAGGCTCTCCCCGTACCCGTCCTCCCAGTTGCACCCGTAGACCCTGGCGTCCTGCCTGAGCGTCAGGAGATGCGCCACCAGCTCGCGCACGGTCCACGTCGGGTTCTCAGCAGCCCAGCGCTCGTGGTCCTCCTTCTCCTCGCGCTCGCGGGCCGGCCGCTCGCGCTCGATCCGCTCCTTGATCTCGGCGTCGAGCTTGGCGTAGTGGGCTTCGCGCTCCTCGTCCGTCAGCGGCCTGGGCTTCGCAGGCTCAGGGGGTCGCTCCCCCCAACGCGCCTCAGCCTCCTTGGGTGAGAGGTGGGACATGCCGCAGGACGAAGCGCACGCCACCACCGTCTCCTCGTCCTCGTTCCCGGCCATCTCCTTCGGGCGCTCCATGAAATACTGCTGCGGCGGCTCGTGCTTCGGATCTCCCTCGACCCCGTGGCCCTCCACCAGGACGCAGCGGCGGCCCGGCTCCGCCTCGACGTTGCAGCGCTTCGTCAC